GAGAAGAATGGCGTGTCAAAGGGTGTAATATCGGTAATGATGTCCGAGACATCTTCTTTTTTACCGATAGTTTCGTATGAGGTAAAGGTACTCATGGTATTGTATTCCTTCTTTTTTTGTTGGGATTATGCTTCCCAGCGTTTCAAGAAGACATTTGCAATATCATCTATGTCATTCCCACCATTGGCGCGAAGTTGAGCCAGCTGCTTTTCTACGTCAGATTTCTTTGCGTCTGCATCGTTTTGAGGTGCTTTCTTGGAGCGAAGTACCTTTTGCTTAGCTGCTAATTTCTTTTTCTTCACTGTACTTACCTTCTTTGCTTCGTCGTATAGTCGTGCCTTGTTGATCAGTGTGATCACTGCCGGATCGACGTACTGGTTCACGTCATTTTCTGGTAAGCCTTGTGCAATCGCATAATGACGAATGTCATTGTAAAGCGCATTGCTCCAATCGGGGATTTGCTCTTGAAGAACCTTCACACATTCTACTGCCGCTTTTTTCTGCAATTCAGCTTGTTGTGCTTTCAGTCCACCGTAAAAGCTGTCTGCTTCTTCGGTAAGGAATTGTAGGTTTTGGTAGGCGTCCTGAGCTTCTTTGCGAAGCGCAGTAAAGTCTTCCGTAGACATTTCCTTGGCTGCCACAAGCATATCGACTTTCTGGTATGGTTCGTAGCGTTCTTGAGCTTGTTTAACCAGCCTATCAAAGACAACCTGGCTTTTTGATATTGCGTCTTCAGCTTCTTTGCGCCGTTCCGCAGTTTCTTGAGACTTGCGAGTAAGAGATTTATCCATCCCGTAAAGACGCTTGAGATCCTTAATTGATGTCTGGTGCGCTTTACCATCGACCATGATTTCGACTTCAGTGTCGTCAGAAATTTCAACATTACTGTCGTCATCTTCTTCATCATCTGTAGTGTCATCATCGGTATCTTGGTCAGCCTCTTCATCAGAGTCGCCTTCGGTATCTTCTTCATCATCGGTGGTTTCTTCCTCATCATTCTCCAGGTCATCGTCTGTCGTCTCTTCTAATTCATCGTTGACTGGAGTTGCCTCTGGTGTGTCTTCAGATAGCTTTTCAGCGTCTTCCCAACGCGCCAAGATGGCGTCTTCCCAGTTACCGTCATTCAGTTCCTGGGTGTAGTCTTTCGAGGGTGTTTCTATGTTCTGGACGTCGTTCATGATGGTCCTTAATCCTCTTGATTGTTGTCATCGGCGTTTTCACTGGCTTCTATTTCCGTCTTAATTTGGACACGCTGTTGTAGTGTCCCGACGATATCGACTAGTGCGCGATAGTGGTGGTATGACCGCTCACGGGCTTCTGTTTCCTCTGGTTTCGAGTTAACAAAAGCCTGAAAAGCGGCATCCACAAGTTGGTTTACGGTCGAGTTGAAGGCTTCCGCAGCGAGAAGCTTTTCCGCTGCGATGCCCTGCTCGACCAACTTCATTTGTTGGTCTTCCATCTATTTCTCCTTGGTAATGGGGTATTAGCCCGTGGGACTCGCGATCCCACGAACATCAGTTGTTTGCTTTTGCAGTACATCCAATTCGGCTTCATCGATCCGTATCTTGTGGACGAGTTGAGCCTCTTTTAGATCCTGATTATCTGACTGCAGTGCATGGCTTGCTTGTGCCTTCATGCGATCGATCTCGATCTTGGCAGCTGCTAATTGTGCGTCTGTCTGGGCTTTCATTTCAGCCACAGCGACCTGACGCTCTTGTATTTCAAGCTGCTTCATAGCCATCTGCTGTTCCATCTGTTGTTGTGGATCAGGTTGCGGCGGTGGCAGCTGGTCTGGAGGTGTTAGGAACTCTTCGACGTTCAAAATGCCTTGATGCTCCAGAATTGTCTTGAGCATGGCATATCGCTTATCCGGGCCGTACATGGCTTGGATAGCTGGATCTTGTGCAAACAGGCCATGTATTCCGAGCATTTTCTCGGCTTCACGTTCCTGTTCGCCATAGCCTAACTTCAGTTCGACCATTACATCACGCTTGGCTTCCCATGATGATGGATTGATCTGGACATAGCTTCCAGCTAGATCAACGACCTTTTGCTGGTCTTCGTTCTCAACCACCAGTCGGTAGATTTCGTAGAATAGCGACTTAACAAACTGGGCAAAATGCCTGGCTATAATCTTTTGCCGTTGCTGACCCATAGTCGCTAGCTGCTCGATCATTGCGCTGCTATTTTGCTTTGAGACAGCATCCTTATTGAGGCCCATGGATAAACGGCTGGTACCTGTTAAATCTTCAGCATTTTCGTCAAGCTGGTTCAGTGTCTGAAACACAAATGGGTTCAGGGGTGCTTGGGGCATTGGTAAGATGGCGTCCGGACGTGAAACATTGACCAGGCCGCCTACTCGATTGTCGATCAACTCTTTCGGGTTTGAAAGACCACCTTTGACCACCATGTACCGGGGGTTGTTGGTAATCATGGCGTGATCGAGGATAGAGCGAGTTAGTACAGTTCGAGCGTTCTGTGTGGCGCATAGTTTATCCGCAAAGTTGCTTCCGTAAAATGCGTGTGGGATTGGAAGTGGGACAAAGGTCACGAATGGACGCCTGTCTACCTCTTCTTTGTGAAGCAGTGCATTACCAGCTTTGATAATCTTGTGAAGCTTGGCTACGCCAGTACCTTCAACATCCAGCATGATATAGGCTTCGTAAACCAAGATGTTTCGGACTTGGTTCTGATAACCATGAGAATTGAAACCACGGTCTTGTCCTACGCCGTCATGTCTAGCAAGGATTTCTGGATCAGTCTCAAGGGTGACATCTTCATGATCACCTATCTCATCGATCTTCGGGTTGTCCGGGAACATCAATTTGAGTTCAGTGACGGTTTTATGCGTCCTGTGGGCCACAAATTGGCTCTCTTCGAGGCTTTTACATTGAGCCTCGACGATCAACTCTTCAGCTGGCATTGGTTCAATGACAACTTGGCTGGTATCTATGGTGATGCCAATTGTGCCGGATATCAGGCCAATAGAGTTTGTCTCGCTGTCGATCAGTTCAACATCATCTTCAGCCAGGAGCATATCCAATTCGTCCTGAGTGACGTCAGAAAACTCTTCTTCCTGTACTTCCTCAGATTGCTGCCAGAACACCTTACACGCACCCACACGGGCCATTAGACCGTCGTGGATAACTTGTGAAAATACATTGAAGCCGTCATTTTGCCTGAACAAAATATAATCAGTGTATGCGCTGCAGACTTTGGCTGTCTCAACATCCTCTGGCCCTTGCGGGGCAAATTTGACGATCTTGTTACCGGCTGCAAAGGTTTCCAAGAGTGCCGCTTGCATTGATTGAACTGCATTATAGACATCCTGCGAGACGTATTTGCTGTTTCCATCATGTGCCGGTTTGGGCAGTTTGCCCTGGTAGTATTCAAGAACCTTTTTACGTTCCCTGGACAAATCACTGTCATAATAGCCAACCGAGGTTTTTATGTTGTCCTCGACCAACTTGACGATTTCTGTATCGCCTAGTTTTCGATAGTCTTTTTTCATTCGGTTACACCATTTTTATGTAGAGTTCGTCGGGGATTTCTGTTGGCTCCCAGGCACCTTCATGGACATGATTAGCTAGAGCCAACGCCATGACCGTGTCGTCGTGACAACCAGCCTCAGCCTCCATTGCGCCACTTTCGGTCACGATGTAGGTCAGCATTTCTCGGATTGTTGTCTTGTCGTTTAATTCCATCTCACCATCACGCACGGAGGCGCGAAGCTGGTCGATGATCAAAGGCTTGGTCTTGCTGGTAGTTGTAAAGCCCAATTTGACTGTTTCCCGGTCGGTAATCTTGTCGACCTGAATTTCTGTATAGAAATTGCCATACGCCATGTCTTTACCCAGCCTTGTGCAGGTCAGGATGCCGTGCGAGTTGTTTTCAACTACGATAAAGGCTTCATTGTAGTAATTTCCTAACGCTTGGAGGATTTCGGCAAAGAAATCAGGGTGGCAATGGCCTCGCCAAGTCGCGACTTGTCTCTTTTTCGAGTCAAGTACCTGGGCGACTGAGTAGTCTCCATTTCGGATGCCCATCGCACTATCTGCGCCAATGACATAAGTCTCTCCTGGGTTATGTGGAATGTAAGTTGTGAGTTCGCCTCGCCTGTTGTTGACGAAGTCATCACCTTCGAGGGCCAGACGCTCTTCTACGTCCCTGGTTTCATCCAGGCACTTCATTAGCTGTTCTGGGTTAAAAACAGGGCGTCCGGTTGTAAGGAAAGCCTCAGAAGGCTCCGCCGGATATTCCTGGCGATATAAATCTATGCCGTTTTGAGCAATCTTCCGGCGTCTGAACATCAGCTGTTCATCATCAAGATCGTATTTCTTGACCAAATCTTCTTCGTCGGGCGTCCGTTCAAACTGTTCTGGAACTGGCTCTCGGTACGTTGGGTCAGCGAACCATGGTATAAATACCGGCACGAAGCCGTTTGTACCATCTACTGCGCCTCTCCAGAGGTCGTAGTAGATGCCTGTAACACCATTGGCCGTGCTTTCGACAAAGATTGCAGTGCCTTTGGTGTTTGGTACTGCCTGTGTCAGACCGTTCCAAATATCTTGGGCTGTGCTTTTCTGCCAAAACGCCAACTCACTCGCGTGTACATGGGTCAGGGTTTCACCCCGTCCGACACTGTCTGAGCCAGCTGTGGCCACGACAAATGAGCTATCCAAGACATCAAATGATAGTTCCCGGCGTGAACTGTATTTTGTGTGTGGCTGTAGGATTTCCGGCACGTTCTGATGGTAACGCCGGGTCATATCGAACAAGGCTCTCGTCGAGTCGCTATGATGGGTCACAATTAGTGCCTTACACGCTTCTCTTTGGGAGACTTGGTGATAGAGATAGCCGCCAACATAAGTTGATAGACCCTGTTGCCGGGCTTTAAGAATGATGACACGAACCTTGCCTTCAGTCTTCAGCTGCTTTTGAACAGCTGCATCAAGGATTTGCTGGGCTGGGTTAAGCTTCAGCTGGGAAATAGCCCCTTCCTTGGTACGGATTTTTAACGCTGCGTTAGCGTAAAAAGGAAACTCATCATATAGGCGTTTACGGACTTTCTGTAGTTTCGGGTCCATCATCTACCAATAAGCTGCTTAGGAACTCTTCGGCTTTGCCGATAGTCACTTCCTGTTTGGCTGCTGGGCGGGATTTCGTAAAATCTAACACCAATCTAGCGGCTGCTAGGCGTTCCCTGGTCTCGCCAGGCACACGCATGACCTCGACCGCAGTGGTCAAAGCCTCTTTGGCGTAGTCGTCTTGGATGTCGTATTTTTCAGTCATAATTTTCACCAGTTGTTGTGCTTCCTTTTTTGCCTCAGCCCGTAAGGGTTCGATCTGAGACTTTCTGTATCCGTCAGGTGTACCTTTTGGGCGTCCTGGGTTCTTGCGTGGTTTGGTTGACCACTGTCGTCGTAATTCACGACCCTCAGGCGTTTCCATGAGGGTCGCGAAGTAATTTTTCTTTGGTGCTTTGTGTGGAGCCTTGCCTTG